TAGTTTTAATTTGAACGTTTATTGTCTGGTCGGAACCAGATCCCTGAAACTTAACGTCAGGAATAAATCGTTTTATAAACTGAAATTCTTCTCCATCGCCTATGTCAAAGTCTGCGCTTTGCACATACACATTATCCATTGGCTGGCCATCGTTGTTATATCCAACCTCATGGCTGTACAAATAAGGTGTATCGCTATACTTACCGGCAGCAATGGGCTGAGAGAATATGCCTTCGTCAAGCCAAGCTGTTCTAGAAAGCTGACCAATTGACCATGTATTTTCAACGTAGTTAAAGAAGACGTAACGATCAATGACTGTTTGACCAGAACTACAATAGAACCAACCAACCTCGTCAAACTGCTTATTAAGTATGCCAAACACTTGGAATGCTTGACCTTCTTCAAAATCATCAAACACATAAGCATGAACTGTGCATGGGACAGGAGCGACAGATCCGTTGTAAGTGTAGAAGCCTTTTCTATCCATCCAGAATATGCCGGATGGTGAATTAACAATAGCGTTAGGGCCAATTAAGCTGACACCTTCGTTAACTAGGTTCAGGCCAAAGGTTAAAGGCGGTCCTATAAACTGAAGGCTATACAGCGCAACGTCAGTCCATATTAAAGTTTCTTGTCGGGCTCTTACCGCGCCAATAATCTCAGATCCAGCAGAGCACCGAAGAGAACCAGCAGTATTAGTAGATGTTGGCTCCCAATCAAATATGTTTTCTTGATCGGAAAAGGCAACAAGTAATGGATCTATTTGACCGGACCTAACGCCATTCTCAATAGGATCTGCACCTAACACTATGGCATGTCGGTCAATGTCAGATACTATTACTTGGAGCCCTTTGGTTGGAGCTAAGTTTGACCCAGTTAAAGAACTTAAAGCTACCGATCTAGTGTTAAGACCGTCTGATTTATCCCAATAATAAACACCACCGGCTCGAGGGTTTGATATTAAGTCTTCACCGAAGTTATCCATCGACCAAAGTCTAAGCTGATTAGCGTCAGTAAGAGAGCTTGTTGATCCCCAGGTGCCAGTTCCCCATCCGCCAACACCCCAACCTGTTCCGTCTACAAAGACATCAAGGCCGGTTGTTATTTGATAAGCGGCTACGGTTGAAGAACCTCCGTTGCCGGTATCGCTGGAGTTAGCCGTAACCGCATTACCATCTGTATCTTTTGCAATAATGGTGTAAGTGTTGGACGTTGGTACAGATTGTATTTGATACTCTTGATTTAACACTGCTGCAGTAATGTTCCCACCCAAAGAAACTGCATCAGTGTATGTAACAAAATCGCCTACGTTAGAACCATTACTAGAGTCTGTAACAGTTAGCGTTGAAGATCCATTTGTTGCGGCAAAAGTAGAGGCACCGGCTGCACTGGTACGTCTTATAGGCGTTACATCGTTGTATGACGAGCCTTCCTGAATGTACAGCTTGTATCGAGTTCCTAACCCAAGAAGCTTTGTACCGTCTAGGTCAACCCAAGCATGAAGCTTTCTACCAGTTCCTTCATAAGAAACAGATATATACTTTTCCCAACCGCCTATCTTTTCTGCAAAGCCTTTCCTAAAACGTACAAGATTGCCATCAAACCAGCCACCTTCTGCGGTATAGCTAGTGCCTTGTTTGTTTATACCTGGGTTAAATAAAAACTTTTGTAAAGGCATATCATCTAACCTGGTATTCGCCAGACTTAATCATCTGACAGATTTCTAATGCACGATCCCCCACTTGAGTAGCCCAACGGCTATCGTAGAACTCGTCCCCAGCTTTATCGTAATCGCCAATATCCATGTACCCAAGTGCTTTTACAAATCCTCTGAGTCTTGTTTGACCCATGTTAAAAGACATATCAAGCATGGCTTCTTGGCGCACGCTATCAAGATCTTTAAACCAATCGTACTCACCGATCAGCTCTTCTTTGCACCGTCTAATGTCATTACTTAATAAGTAGTCTATCTCGTCATCGGCAAGGCCAAGGCCGGACTCTGATATGTTTCTGCCAACACCAATGGTTTCGTAACCCGCAGAGCACATGTAGACCTTATCTCTAACGCCTTCGTGCCTTTTTAACATTTGTACAAGTCTATTCATTAGTCATGCTTATGTGATGCGCCGTAATAGAAGCTGATAATAGAAGAGACGATACCGCCCAGATACCCCAGCACAAGATTAACAATCCCGTCATCATTCGCAGCGGGGTCTTGTAGCGTGACCAGAGCAATGTAACCTCCGAAGAAAAGAACACAAGCAACCGCGATAAATTTAGGCGTCCAATCACCTTTAAAAGCTGACCTAGCGTTTTGAATATCTTCTGCTTCAAGTGCGAATACATCTACGTCTAACTTCTTCATCTGAACCTGAAAGTCTAGTTCAGCCTTTTTAATCTCAGCCAATTGCTCTGGGGTAGCCGCTTGTACTGCATTGGCAATACTTTTTTCGTCGGGCTTACAACCAAGCACACTGGCGATAGTTTGTGCCGCAGCACCCCCTAAAGGCCCACCAAGCGCCTGACCAATGGTAGGTGCAACTGCGCCGATTAATCCTTTGATTGCGTCAAACTTCATTGTGTTAGCACCAAGCCAACAATGGCTATTAATGAGGTAATCATGACTGGGTAGATACCCCAGATCATGCGCTCTAACTTGTCAAAGCGTTGTGACCCAGAGTCTAACCGTTCCTTAATAGACTCATATCGCAAGGCACACTCCCGTTCATGTGTTTCAATTCGTTGTAACGCTTTGCTTGCATGAGTCTGAGCCATTATCCTTCAGCCGCTTCCGGTTCTACTTCCTCAACCACTTCGATTGATTCGCGTAACGCATTTTCACGAAAGCCAAGAGCAACCTGTAAGTTAATGCTTTGCTGTTGTGCAGCCGCAATCTGGTTCTGTAGCTCACCAAGCTGCTTACGCAAGTTAACCACCTCGACGTAGTGAACCTTGGAATCGTTGCCTAACTCATTAACGTCATACTCCTGATCGTCGATGGTTAGAATAATTGGTTGTTGTTCCTGTTGTTCGCTCATAACTCCTCCTAGTTTAGCGGGTTTGATAGATAGTCCATGCCAGACCAAAGATCATCGATTTCAGTATCTATCTTTTTTAATTTATCCTCAATGCGATTACGGTCACCCTGACCGTCTTTAAGAGAGTTTGTTGCAACTTCCGCTGCAGCAACAACACCCCGCATAGCTTGAATGTCGTTCTCTAGCTTAGTTACTTTATCGCCAATTAATAATAACTTACCTTGTTGTTCTGCGATAGTCTGTAAATTTACACCCAAAGCTGCAAGCTTGCCTTGTAACTGGCTAACATCATTTGCCTGTAGTTCTTGCTGGATTAGCTCAATCTCGCCTTTTAGGTCTTGCTCTGCGGTCAACAGCTTTTCTTCTATCGGCCCCAGCTCTGGGATGTCGAGGGCTTCTAGCGCCTCTAGCCTGCTATACAGGCTGCTGGCAGTCCATACCCCACCTCCTAAAGTAGTGGCTAGGGATAGCAGGATGGCGATATATACGCCTTTGAAGCTGACCCCACCTATCGTTAACTCTGTATCTTCTAGGCTCATGGGTCACAATCTTCTTCGAACATGAAGCACCTATAACCAAGTTTAGTTGGCCCGGTAAGGTATAGCTCGCTCTGCGCTCCCGCGGTCAACCAATCTGATTCGCTCAGATAAAAGTCCATATCAAACGAACCTTGCTGGCCGTTGATATAAACTGCGGTAGCGTTGTTGGTTCCGGTATGAGACAGCTTTACCCACTGTTGATTTTGGGAAAATGTTAGTGTGCCTTCGTTGGCGTTAGTATTATTATTCTCAGCCCCTTGTTGCAAAAAAGCTACTGCGTCTTCATTGGCCGCAACACCTAGATATGCTGAAGCATTGTTGCCATGTTCTTCTATATCATCCAAGCTTTGATTATAGGTATCAACCTGATCCTGTGTAATCGTTAATGCTGTTTCGTTGGCAACAACGTATTCCTGAACTTCCGCTCGATCATCCGGCGTTTCTGCTTCAGCGGCAATCTCTGCGACCTCTACGACCGCAATCATCTCAACCACAACATCCGTGAATTCTTCTACGGCAGTGTTCATTAATTCAAACTCTGTAGATGCTTGAGACTCTAACAATGCTTGAACATCTCCATAGGCTTGATAGTCACCCATGTTACCAAGCGCAGCGTTGTAAGCGTTTAACTGTGCTGTGCTGATGTGAGCAGTCCCAGCAAGAGAACCGTTTGTTAGGGCGCCCCCGGTATTTGCGTAGGCGTACCCAGCTCCAGCGAGTTTAATGCCCCGGTCTATTTGACTGACGAGCGCGGCACTGGAATTTATCAAAGCGTCTAACTCATTTGAGTGAGCTTCGGTAGCGAGCAGAAACAGACTCGCCGCTGTCAGCGTTTTGACTCTCATCCGTATCACCATTGGCCAATAAATTGTTATACCAAGCCTGATGCTTGTTGTACTTTGGAATCATGACCCATTCATCCTTGTCGTGATCCCACCTCCGCAACATCTTAACCCGACCATAATCAGGAATATATGTCTCAGGTTGACGTTTCATTAACAAAAAAGCGCGTTTTCCAACGATTAACTTTCCGTTGTTTAGCATTGGGCAAGGGGTGCCGCTAAGAAACATGCTACGCCAGACATCTAGGCTTTCGCACATACGCGATATAGCCGCAACCTTCATGCCAAGATCACTCAGCATCTTAGAGTCCCTGCGCCGATTACAGTCTTCATCAGCCGCGTAGTTGCCCCTTGTGAAGCCCACGATACCCGTTTGCAGGCTACTACCTTGGCCTTGAAGGCAGGTCTCTATGCCGGTGCTCATGTAGGTTGGCGCTATAGCAGATCCAACCGGCATGTCTGAGCTAGACCCTGCGCCGTTATAAGTATTGCTAACCGACCGATCTTCCGTCTGATTGTTGCTGCTAACCGTACTACCAACCGTGTTGGTATTCAGGCTACCTTCTTGCGTGTTATTACTGTCTACATCTTCCATCACAGCTTCGTCGGCTGCGAAAGATAACAGGGGCAGTAGTAGTAAGGCTAGGCGCAACATTCATACTAAGATGCGGTATAACCGTTACCGGCTGAGATAGCTGCGTCAGTAGCAGTCATGTCTTCGCTACCCCAGTCAGTTTTAGCCTTCATAATCTCTAGGTGGGCTACGTTGCGATCTACACAGTCTTGACGGTCTTCTTTTGGCTCACCAGCCATTGCATTACCAGCAATTACGTCTGTAATAAGACTAATGCTGTGGCCCATTGCTGAGTAGTCTTGTGCGAGTTGTTCTGCTGTTCGGTCTGTCATGTGTTACTCCTCTAGTGCCGCGATACGGGCGGTTAATGCTTCAATTAAGGTTTGTTGCTCTTGGATGGCTTTGACTAGGATTGGTACAAACTTGCTGTACTGTAAGCCCATCTGCTTGCCGTCACCTGTGTGGCTAGAGATTAGGTTGGTCTTGTTGTCTTTGTTGTAACCTGCGGCAATTTCTAGGGCTTCTACTTCTTGAGCCTTGAAACCTATATCCAACCAATCTTCTTTGTGCGTTCCGTCTGGAGTTTGAGCATTTAAGTCATAGTCTTCAGCAGTCTTATCGCCATACTTAGCGCGTTTATCCCACTTATAAGTAACAGGGGCTAGAGCTTTTACAAAGTCTAAACCAAGGTCTAGGGCTGTGAAGTCTGTCTTGTCTCGCGCATCAGAAGCTACTGTCCAATCTACTTGGATATTGCATTCAGTAATATTTGCATCACCTAAACAAATTTGATTGCTTTCTGTTGTTATATTACCTCCGGGTGCGGTTGAGCGACTAGCATCAGTTCCGATAGAAATATTGTTACTGCCACTAGTTATTCCAACACCCGCCTGTGCTCCTAGCGCGGTGTTTTTTTGCCCTGTAGCTGCTTCCAAAGCTCCTTTACCACACGCAGTGTTTTCATTTCCACAGTTTGCTGATAATGCGCTCACACCAACTGCGGTATTACTTAGACCATCATCAGTTGCATCACCTGCAAGCGC